CCCCTCGGGACTTGCAACCGTCCCCACGCCTGGGCGCTGTCCACCTCCTGCCACTCCGAGATCACCGCCAGAGAGGGCGGTCGCTGGGTTAGGGGGGGAGTTTAACTCTCTACGGCTCACTGTTCGCCGAACGGCCTGGGGGTCACGCACACAAAAACTACGATTCAAACAGGGGATAAACCCAAGCAGGAAAGGGGGTACAGCGCATGGCCAAGGATGGAACCAACCGGGGTGGCCGACGTGTGCGCGCTGGCGACAAGCCCACGCCGCTCGCAGATAAGATCACGGCGGGCAAGGCGGCCAAGGTGCTGGAAGCGCCTGCCCTCAAGCCCGAAACGGCACTGACAGGGACGCTGCTCCCTTCGCCCGCTGTCCTGACCGGTACAGATATGCCGGAACCGAGCGAATACCTCCGCGCCAATCAGAAGGACGGCAAACCGCTCGGCGCGGATACGCTGTTCATCGAAACCTGGCGCTGGCTCAACGAGCGTGCCTGCGATCAGTTCATCAGCCCCCGGTTGGTTGAAGCCTATGCACAGGCGTTCGCGCGCTACATCCAGTGCGAGGAAGCCATCAGCGCCTACGGCCTGTTGGGCAGGCACCCCACGACAGGCGGTGCAATCGCCAGCCCGTTTGTTAACATGAGTCAGTCCTTTCAGAAACAGGCAAACCTGCTCTGGTACGAGATTTTTGATGTGGTCAAGCAAAACTGCACCACCGCCTTTGCGGGCAACCCGCAGGACGATATCATGGAAGCCCTCCTGTCGGGCAGAAAGGGGAAACGATGAACACCACTGAGCGTTTTGAAAAGGTCAGCATCGACAAACTCATCCCGTATGCCCGTAATGCCCGCACCCACAACAAGGAGCAGATCAAGCAACTGCGCGCCAGCCTTCGGGAATTTGGTTTTGTAAACCCGTGCATAATCGACAAGGATTACAACATCATCGCGGGACACGGTCGCGTCATGGCAGCCAAGGAGGAAGGGATCGATTCCATTCCCTGCGTCTTTGCCGAGCACTTGACCGATGCGCAAAAACGCGCCTACATCCTCGCCGACAACCGTCTGGCGCTCAACGCCGGGTGGGACGATGAAATGCTCTCCGTGGAGCTATCCGACCTGCAAGCCAACACCTTTGACCTCTCCCTGCTGGGTTTCAGCGACGCGGAGATGAATAAACTCATGGGCGGTATGGATAACGCCAAGGATGACGATTTCGATGTCGATGCCGAGCTGCAGAAACCTACGCTCTCCAAGCCCGGCGACCTGTGGCTGCTGGGGAACCACCGTCTGGTTTGCGGCGACAGCACCAAGTCCGAAACGTATGCCCTGCTCATGGAGGGAAAATCAGCTAACCTCGTTGTCACGGACCCGCCGTACAATGTCAACTACGAGGGTGCCGCTGGAAAAATCAAGAACGACCACATGGCAGGTGATGCCTTCTATCAATTCCTGCTGGAGGCCTTTACCCAAATGGAGAAGGTCATGGCGCAGGATGCCAGCATCTACGTATTCCACGCAGACACCGAGGGTCTGAATTTCCGCAAAGCGTTTACCGAAGCGGGGTTTTATCTATCAGGCACATGCATCTGGAAAAAACAGAGCCTCGTACTGGGTCGCTCGCCCTACCAGTGGCAGCATGAACCGGTGTTGTTCGGCTGGAAGAAATCCGGCAAACATGCCTGGTTCTCCGACCGCAAGCAATCCACCATCTGGGAATTCGACAAGCCCCGCAAAAACGGCGACCATCCCACGATGAAGCCGATTCCGCTTCTGGCCTACCCGATCGTCAACTCGTCCATGACGGGCTGTATCGTATTGGATCCCTTCGGCGGCAGCGGCTCTACGCTCATCGCCTGTGAACAGACCGGGCGTGTGTGCCGTATGGCCGAACTGGATGAAAAGTTCTGCGACGTGATCGTCCGACGCTTCATCCAGCAGGTCGGTACGGACAAGGATGTATACCTCTCCCGCGATGGGCAGATGATTCCGTTCTCCGATGTGGAGGTGGATACTGTTGGATAACCTCCTCACACTCGGTTCCCTGTTTGACGGCTCCGGCGGGTTTCCGCTCGGAGCCGTTTTCAGCGGCGTCCTGCCCCTCTGGGCGAGCGAAGTCGAGCCGTTTGCGATCCGGGTGACCACCAAGCGCCTGCCTTGGATGCTCCATTTGGGGGACATCCACGGTATCAACGGCGCGGAGATCGAGCCTGTGGACATCGTCACCTTTGGCTCGCCCTGCACCGACATGTCGGTCGCGGGGAAGCGCGCGGGGCTGGAAGGCAAGCAATCCGTCCCTTTCTACGAAGCCATCCGTATTGTCCAGGAAATGAGGAGTGCCACACATGGAAAATACCCGCGGTTTATCGTCTTTGAAAATGTGCCCGGCGCGTTCTCCTCAAACAAGGGCGAGGACTTCCGCGCTGTACTCACCGCAATCGTCCAAACCGTCGAGCCGGAAGCCGAGGTGCCTGCGCCTGACCCGAAGGGATGGCCTACTGCCGATGTTCTGTTGGGAAACGGATGGAGCGTGGCATACCGCACTGTTGATGCGCAATACTTCGGCGTCGCCCAACGCCGCCGCCGTATCTACCTTGTCGCAGATTTTGGAAGCGAGTGTGCCGGCGAGATTCTATTTGAGCGCGAAGGCGTGTCAAGGGATTTTGCGCCGGGCTTCCTTGCGGGGGAAGCAGCTGCCGGACATCCTGCGGATCGCGCTGGAACAGCAGTCGCGTTTGAGCCAGGAGCAGCCTCCCGCTTAGGCGGGCACTGCTGGACGGAGCACGCCGGTACACTTCGCGCGGACGCAGGCGATAACCAGACAGCAGTCGTCATTGACCATGCGCCCATTGCTTTCGGGATCGGGTCGATGGATTCCGAAGGGATGAAGTCCGATAATCCCCTCGTCGGTTTCTACGAAGCGCAGACCGCCAGAACGATTGACCGGAGCGGTGGCAACCCAAGTTGTCGCCAGGGCGGTATCGCCATTTGCGCTCAGTCAACAGTGCCCAACGAGGATAACGCATCTGTTGCCTACACGATGACTACCGGCGAATTCACGCAGGTTTGCCGCGAACAGTCTCCCTGCCTGCAGGCAAGGGACTACAAAGACCCACCGGTCGTGGGAAGACAGCGCTACACCATCCGCAGACTAGCCCCTTCGGAGTGTGCGAAGCTGCAGGGTTTCCCGGACGATTGGTGCGTTGGGCTTGAAACCCCGGCTCCCACAGAGGACGAGATTAAGTGGTGGGCGCAGGTGTTTGAAACCCATCGAAAAATCATGGGCGTTGCCAAAAAACCAAAGAGCAGGAAGCAGATCATCAAATGGCTGAAACAGCCTTACACCGAGGCCGCCGAATATATGCTTTGGGGCAATGGGGTCGCTTTACCCTGCGTGTGTTTTGCGCTTCGCGGCATCACCGAGATTGTTGCGATGGAACAACAGAAAATTGTGTGAAAACCCCTTATACCGCTTGCATTTTGAGGGCCGCGGAGTGATGTATGTAAGCACCCAAGAACAAGGAGGATGCTTACCATGAGGATTCACTACAACCTTTCCGGCGCCGCCCGCAAAGCCCTGGTTGCCGCCATTTCCGAGGAACTGAACCAACCCGCCCATTACCAGGGCGCTCCCACCTTCACCTACGAGGTCGGCGGCTACCAAATCGACAAAGCTGGCCTGCTGGAAGGCAACGATAACCACGGGTTGGTTGCCGACCTGCTGGGTTTGCACGATTTCAAAGCTGATCGGGAGGAATACGACACGGCGCCTTTGGTAGAGGTAACTGTTACTGACGATTTGGCGATACCCGAAACGGCAGCCTTGGGCGGCAAGGTCAGCCCCTACCATGACGAGCAGGAGCCTCCCGTCTACGCTCAGCCGGAAGGCAACGACTTAGCGATCGAGGTTCCGATGACGGGCTTCACGCCGGACAAACTGGAAAACCTGATCAAGCTGGTCAAAGCGAAGGAAAGCCTGCTCCGAACTGCACTTGGGGCTGATGCCTTGCCGATTCAACAAACCGCTGATACGCTTAGGTTCCCTTGGTTTTCCTTGGAGGATGGCGCTCCAGACAACGACGATAAGGTCAAAGCCTACACCCTGCTGGTTGAAAAGCTGTGCGCGGCAGCAGTGCAGCAGAAACGCGTCACCGCACAAGAAAAACCCGTGGAAAATGGAAAATTCGCTTTTCGCGTTTTCCTGATCAGGCTTGGGTTCGTGGGCGATGAGTACCGTATCTCGAGAAAGATTCTGCTCAAAAATCTCTCCGGCAATAGCGCTTTCAAGAACGGAGCGCCCAGCAAGCAGGAGGTGACGGTGGATGAGTAAGTTTCCGTCGAAAGAAACCGTCATGGCTCTCCGCAAACAATATCCAAAGGGAACTCGTGTTATCCTGGTTCACACGAACGATTCCCACACCAAGCTGCGGCCGGGCGATCTTGGCATCGTTGATTTCATTGACGATGCTGGCAGCATTTTCTGTATTTGGGACAATGGCTCCACCCTCGGTGTGGTGTTCGGGGTTGACGAAATTCAAATCCTGGGCAGCGTAGGAGCAGCCAATTGAGCCTAGGTAAGCATTTGTTTTAAAGAGCTTCTTCGGAGGCTCTTTTTAATACCGTGAAAGGGGTGGGCATGATCCGAAAGCTGAAGAAGTATAAACCCTCCGCCTTCATGGCTAAAACCTCACAGTATAGCCAGGCCGCCGCTGATTATGCCGTTTCCTTTATCGGAGCGCTGGCTCACACGAAAGGAAGCTGGGCGGGCAAACCCTTTGAGCTGATCGACTGGCAGGAGCAGATCATCCGGGATGTGTTCGGCATCCTGAAACCCAACGGATATCGGCAGTTCAACACCGCCTACGTTGAGATCAGTAAAAAAAACGGCAAGAGCGAGCTTGCCGCCGCCATCGCCTTGCTGCTGACCTGCGGCGACGGCGAGGAACGCGCTGAGGTGTACGGCTGCGCCGCCGATCGACAGCAGGCATCCATTGTGTTCGAGGTGGCGGCCGATATGGTGCGCATGTGTCCGGCACTCTCCAAGCGTGTCAAAATCCTCGCGTCTACCAAGCGTATCATCTATCTACCCACCAACAGCTTCTATCAGGTACTGTCAGCCGAAGCCTACTCTAAGCACGGTTTCAACATCCACGGCGTGGTGTTTGATGAACTCCATACCCAGCCCAACCGAAAGCTCTTTGACGTGATGACCAAGGGTTCCGGCGATGCTCGAACCCAACCGCTCTATTTCCTGATCACCACGGCGGGCACGGATACCCAGAGCATCTGCTACGAAACCCACCAGAAGGCGCTGGATATTTTAGAAGGCCGCAAACGCGATCCCACGTTTTACCCAGTGATATACGGCGCCAGGGAAACGGATGATTGGACGGATCCCAAGGTGTGGAAGAAAGCCAATCCCTCTCTTGATATCACGGTATCCATCGACAAGGTGAAGGATGCCTGCGAGAGCGCCAAGCAGAATCCCGCCGAGGAAAACAGCTTCCGGCAGCTGCGCCTCAACCAATGGGTCAAACAGGCGGTGCGCTGGATGCCGATGGCCAAGTGGGACGCCTGTGCGTTTCCCGTCGATCAGAATCGGCTTTCCGGCCGCGTCTGCTATGGCGGACTTGACCTTTCGAGCACCACTGATGTGACGGCCTTTGTGCTGGTGTTTCCGCCGGAGGACGCTGACGGCAAGTACGAGGTACTGCCTTTCTTCTGGATCCCCGAGGAGAATATCGACCTGCGCGTACGGCGCGACCATGTGCAGTACGACCTTTGGGAAAAACAGGGCTTTCTGATGACCACCGAAGGAAATGTTGTGCATTACGGTTTCATAGAGAAGTTTATCGAGGAAATGGGCACGCGTTTCAACATCCGGGAGATCGCCTTTGACCGCTGGGGCGCCGTGCAGATGGTACAAAACCTTGAAGGGTTGGGCTTTACCGTCGTGCCCTTTGGGCAGGGCTTCAAGGACATGTCACCGCCGACCAAGGAACTCATGAAGCTGACTTTGGAACAGAAGCTCGCCCACAGCGGACATCCGGTGCTTCGGTGGATGATGGATAATATCTACGTCCGCACTGACCCGGCGGGGAACATCAAGCCGGATAAGGAAAAATCCACGGAGAAGATCGACGGCGCGGTTGCGACCATCATGGCGCTGGATCGGGCGATACGCTGCGGAGGCGGCGGTACTGAGAGCATCTACTCTCAACGCGGATTACTCGTGCTTTGATCTATATCCAATCCTTGTTCTGCAATCATTGTCTGGAAGGCAGTTCATAGGGATCATCGAGTTTCTGCATGTAGATAAAAATGCGTCCAGACTCGTCCTGAACCTCCTTGAACTGACAATACCCGCAGTGTGTATATAGCATGGTGTTCTTGTCCATCCGCTTTGCAACACTTAGCTCATAACGAGCATGCGGAAACAAGCATTCTGCGGCACGCAGCAGGCGCCTGCCCAAGCCTTGGTTCTGGTAATCGGGATGAACCATGAGTTTTCCAATATAAACTGTATCTCTGTCATTGTGTACGCGAACCGACCCAATGATCTTCTTGTAATATACAGCTTTCAGAAAGGTGCGATATGAAAACTCGCGCAAGAGATCATCCATTGTCTGCAGTAGGGGCTCAATTGCATAGTCATTAAAAGCCTCCGCTTCTTCTTGAAAAGCGATATGCTGGATCTGCAATATTGTGGGTAGATCGGTTTCTTCGGCACTGACAATCTCAATATCGTTCATATGCGACTCCATCAAAAGGATTAAGTGCATTATATCATACACTCAGCGCTACCACAAATGTCGATCTTATCGGTACTGTGGATAGAATGAAGTAGGAGATGATCTGTTGAACGTCTTAAGAAGCATCTTTCACTCCCGCGATAAGCCCAAAAACAGCCTGGGCAGCGCATTTTCCTTCCTGTTTGGCGGCACGACATCCGGCAAAATGGTCAATGAGCATACCGCGCTACAAACCACGGCGGTGTACGCCTGTGTGCGAATCCTAGCTGAAACGGTCGCCGGGCTTCCGCTGCATGTGTATCAGTACCGCATGGATGGCAGCAAAGAGCGCTTCCCTCAGCACCCGCTCTACAACCTGCTGCACAATGAAGCCAATCCCGAGATGACTTCATTTGTGTTCAGAGAAACACTCATGAGTCATCTTTTGCTTTGGGGCAACGCTTACGCGCAGATCGTTCGCAACGGCCGGGGGCAGCCTGTCTCCCTGTACCCGCTGCTGCCCAACAAAATGGATGTGAGCCGTGCGCCAAACGGTGAGCTGCGTTACACCTACTATCGGGACGTGGATGAAAGCGGTATTAAACCCAAAGGCGGCTATATCACGCTGCGCAAGGACGAGGTTCTGCATATCCCCGGTTTGGGTTTTGACGGCCTGATCGGATACAGCCCCATCGCCATGGCCAAGAATGCTATCGGCATGGCGCTAGCCACCGAGGAGTATGGCGCGAGCTTCTTTGCCAACGGCGCCAACCCCGGCGGGGTTCTCGAGCATCCGGGGGTCATCAAGGATGTGCAGCGGGTTAAAGACAGCTGGAACGCCGCCTACCAGGGCAGCGGAAACGCCCATCGCGTGGCGGTTCTAGAAGAGGGCATGAAGTTTCAGGCTATCGGCATTCCACCAGAGCAAGCCCAATTTTTAGAAACGCGTAAGTTCCAAATCAATGAGATCGCCCGTATCTTCCGCGTGCCGCCGCACATGGTCGGTGATTTGGAGAAGAGCTCCTATTCCAATATCGAGCAACAATCGTTGGAATTTGTCAAATTTACCCTCGATCCCTGGGTGGTGCGATGGGAACAGTCGCTCTGCCAGGCGTTGCTGCTGCCTTCCGAAAAGAGCGACGTCTTCATTCGCTTCAATCTGGACGGTCTGCTGCGCGGCGATTATGCCAGCCGCATGACGGGCTATGCCACCGGCAGGCAGAACGGTTGGCTCTCCGCCAACGATATCCGCGAGCTGGAAGATATGAACCGCATCCCGGCATGCGAAGGTGGCGACCTTTTCCTCGTGAACGGGAGCATGACCAAATTAGTCCAGGCCGGCGCGTTCGCAGGCAAGGAAAGCCCTGTAAAGCAAGCAGCACAACGAAAACACAAGGAGGAACCCAATGAAAAACAAGGTTTTCTGGAATTGGGTACGGGATGAAACCGAACCGGAATCCCGCACGCTGTACCTGAACGGCGTGATCGCGGAGGAAAGCTGGTTTTCAGATGAAGTGACCCCCGCCGCCTTCAAGGCCGATCTCACTTCCGGTAGCGGGCCTATCACCGTCTGGATCAACTCGGTCGGCGGCGACTGCGTCGCGGCGGCCCAGATTTACAACATGCTGATGGAATACCCGCATGACGTGACCGTCAAGATCGACGGCATCGCTGCCAGCGCGGCCTCGGTGATCGCTATGGCGGGTACGCGCGTGCTCATGTCGCCGACATCGCTTCTCATGGTGCATAACCCTTTCACCGTCGCCATGGGCGACAGCGAGGAGATGCGCAAGGCGATCCAGTTATTGGACGAAGTGAAAGAATCCATCATCAACGCGTATGCGATCAAGACCGGGCTTTCGCGTACGAAGCTCTCCAACCTTATGGATTCGGAAACGTGGATGAACGCCAACAAGGCGATGGAACTGGGTTTCTGCGACGAGATCATGTTCCAGACCGATGCGCATGCTGAGCCTGTGGAGAACAGCTTCGCGTTCTCCCGCCGGGCGGTCACCAACAGCCTGCTGGATAAGCTCCGCGCCAAGGTTCCCAAGCCCCCGATAACACCGGAACAGCCCAGGACGAAAGCGTCAGACCTCGACAAGAGGCTGGCGCTTTTAAAGTAACAGGACGAAAGATGGAGGTACACATGAATCAGATTTTGACCCTGCGTGAAAAACGCGCCAAGGCATGGGACGCCGCCAAGGCGTTTCTGGACACCAAACGCGGCACGGACGGTCTGCTCTCCGCAGAGGACGTGGCCATGTATGAAAAAATGGAGGCCGATGTGGTCAGTCTCGGCAAGGAAATCGACCGGTTGGAGCGGCAGGCCAGCCTTGACCGAGAGCTTTCCCAGCCCACGACCAGCCCCATCACCAATCAGCCTGCCGCCGGTGGCAAGGCCAAGGATGGCCGCGCTTCCGACGAATACACTCGCTCTTTTTGGGCGCTCATGCGCAACAAGAGCGTGAGCCACGAGGTGTACAACGCTCTCAAGATCGGTCAGGACGATCACGGCGGCTTTCTTGCCCCGGATGAATTCCAGCGCACGCTGCTGGACGCCCTGCAGGAGCAGAACATCTTCCGCCAGCTGGCGCACGTGATCACTACCAGTTCCGGCGACCGAAAGATCCCCGTCGTGGCCAGCAAGGGCACGGCGGCGTGGATTGACGAGGAGGCTGCCTACCCGGAGAGCGACGATACCTTCGGCCTGGTGTCCATTGGCGCCTATAAGCTCGCGACCATGATTAAGGTGAGCGAGGAATTGCTCAACGACGGCGTTTTCGATATCGCCGCCTACATCGCCACGGAGTTTGCCCGTCGCATCGGCGCCGCCGAAGAGGAAGCGTTCTTCACCGGCAACGGCACCGGCAAGCCCACGGGCATCCTGAACGCCACCGGCGGCGCGGAAGTGGGCGTCACCACGGCAGGCGCGACCGCCATCACCATGGATGAGGTGATGGATCTGTTCTACTCCTTGCGCTCGCCCTACCGCCGCAATGCCAACTTCCTCATGAACGACGCGACGGTAAAAGCGCTACGCAAGCTCAAGAACGCAAGCGGGGACTATATCTGGCAGCCCAGCGTTACAGCGGGCGCGCCGGATACCATCCTCAACCGCCCCGTGTACACCAGCGCCTTCATGCCCGCGATTGCCGGTGGCGCCAAGAGCATCCTGTTTGGCGATCTGGGCTACTACTGGGTGGCCGACCGCGAAGGCCGCTCCTTCAAGCGCCTGAACGAGCTGTACGCTCCGACGGGTCAGGTGGGCTTCCTCGCCTCCGAGCGTGTGGACGGCAAGCTGATTCTGCCCGAAGCGGTCAAAGTGCTCCAGCAGAAGGCTTCGTAACGGGGTGGCGGTATTGAGCATTGTGGAAACGCTTCTGCTCAAGGTGAAAGCGAACCTCATTCTGGAACACAGCGCGGATGACGACCTCCTCAAGGGTCTCATCCGCGCCGCCGTTTCCTATGCTGAAAGCTACCAGCATATCACAGCCGGGAGCTATGAGATAGAAGCCATGCCCGCGACCACCGAACAAGCCGTGATCATGCTGTCAAGCCATTTCTACGAAAGCCGGGATGGCTCGACGGCGGGTTTCTTCGCGGACAGTGTACAGGCGGGGCAGCAGGTCTGGAATACCGTCAATCTGTTGTTACGCCTCGATCGAAACTGGAAGGTGTGACCATGAGCTTTGGCAAGATGAACACGCTGGTGGATATTGTTAAGACCGCGCCGGCGAAGGACGCGGAAGGCTTTGTCAGCAATGGAGATACCATTCTGGCCACAGTGCGCGCTTGCCGGGAAGAAAAGCACGGCAATGAAAGCTGGGCAAACCGCGCCGCGTTCTCCAACGCCAGCGCGCTGTTCCGGTTTCGTAAGCACCCAACGCTTTCGCTCACGACCAATATGGCGCTGGTCTGTGACACTGGGCGATACCGGATTCTCAGCGTGGAGGATGTGCGCGGGCGTGGGATGTATATCGAGGCGCTGGCTGAAAAGTTGGAACCGACAGTGAGGTAACGCAGATGGCGAAAGCGATTGTCAAGATGCCTGAGGAGTTTCTCCTGAAAATCAGCCGATTGGAGAGCAAAACGGACGATATCGTGCCCAAAGTGCTCGAAGCCGGTGGCAATGTAGTACTGCAGAAGGTAAAAAGCAACCTGCAGGCGGTCATCGGCAAGGGTACCAAGCGCCGGTCCAAGAGCACGGGTGAACTGCTCCGCTCAATCGGTCTATCCAAGGCCAGACAGGATCGTAACGGCGACTACAATGTCAAGGTAGGTTTCGCGGAGCCACGCAGTGATGGCGGCAGCAATGCCAAACTGGCCAATATCCTCGAATATGGAAAACATGGCCAACCTGCGCGGCCTTTCCTGAAACCGGCCAAGTCCTCGTCTAAAAAAGCCTGTGAAGAAGCCATGATCACTAAGCTGGAGGAGGAGTTGCGACAGATATGAGCTTACTTTCGGAACTGAATACTCTGCTGGGTGATCTCCATATTCCTGTCGAAACGGGCGTTTTCACCGGGAAAGCGCCTGAAACCTATGTGGTGATCACCCCGCTGACGGACACGTTTGCCCTGTATGCCGGGGATTTACCCCAATATGAGGTGCAGGAAGCGCGGCTGTCGCTGTTCTCCCAAGGCAACTACCGTCCGCTTAAACGGCAGATTGAAAAAGCGCTGCTGGCAGCGGGCATTACCATTACCGACCGTCGCTACATCGGGCATGAGGATGATACCGGATATCACCACTTCGCCATTGACACGGCAAAACAGTATGAACTGGAGGGATAAAATTTGGCAACGATTGGTCTGGATCGGCTGTATTACGCAAAGATCACCGAAGCCTCGGACGGCGAGGAAACCTACGGCGTGCCCGCGCCGCTGGCCAAAGCCATGAAGGCAGAGCTGTCCATTGAGCTTGCGGAGGCAGTGCTTTTTGCGGATGATGGGGCCGCCGAGGTGATTAAGGATTTCAAGTCTGGCACGCTCTCGCTGGGCATAGACGATATCGGCGTCGCCGCGGCGCGTGATCTCACCGGCGCGGTGGCGGACGACAACGGCGTGCTCATCTCCGCGAGCGAGAACGCGGGCGCGCCGGTGGCGATCGGCCTTCGCGCGCGCAAGC